TATTTTTTGAGAGGTTTAATATTCATTTGTCAACTTTAGGAGAGACATTATGAAATACGTAATAGGTGCTATATTTTTCTGGTCATACGTAGCTTTATGCCTATATATTATGGGTAAATTGGCAGGAGCAATATAATGGAAAGACACTTAGACCCAGACGCATATTTAGATGATATGGAACGTCTTGAACAAAAAGAACAAGAAGCACAACATAAACTTGATCAACAGGAGAAACATGATGAATGACTATAAATGGGATAAAGATAAGCACCACACATGGTATAACCAATGGGACTTTAAAACACCTAGAAGTTATAAAGAAAGATATGGCGTTGACTATAAATATGACAATGCTTATGATGAAGAAAATTTTACACAAAAGGTTTTTGTTGTGCTAGTATGTCTTTTCGTAATAGGTTATATGGTGATAAGATGGCTTTAGAACATATATCAGAAATACTTAAAAAATTAACCGAAGAGTTAAAACTTGACAATGACGAATGGGAGAGAAAATATGGAAGAGTTGATGTTTTACCAACAAGTGATGCAGGAACTACACGAACTGGAAATGAAACAACAGGAGACAACAAATGAGTAAATATTTAGATTTACGTAAAATTGACGTATCAGAACATATTGAAAAGAAGAACAACTTATCATATTTATCATGGGCATGGGCTGTAGATACATTGCTTCAACAAGACCCAACAGCAACATGGGAATATAAAGAGCCAGCTAAGTTTAATGAAACTCTTATGGTATTTTGCTCTGTAACAGCATTTGGTAAAACTATGACAGCACAACTACCTGTGATGGACTACCGTAATAAGGCTATTGTAAACCCAGACGCATTTGCAGTTAATACAGCAATGCAGCGTTGTTTAGCTAAAGCAATTGCATTACATGGTATTGGCTTATACATATACTCTGGAGAAGATATAGCGCCAGATGCACCTGCAAAAGAAGTAGTTAAACCTACTGAGTCTGACTTAACAAATGCTAAAAACAAATTGTTAGAAGCATCTAAAAAAGGCGAACTTAAACAGGCTTTTTTTGCATTGTCACCAGAAGTTCAATCAGAGTTACGTGAATATGCTAACGAGCTTAAGAAAGCAGCATGAGTCATTTAACAGATAATAGGCGTCATAACGTCATTACAGCTAGTATTGCCTGGTCGGCTGTATATGAGAGACAAAAGTTATGGCGTCAAATGACTTTACGTGAACCACCATTTGATGGTAATGACATGACTGAGTATGGAAATATTCATGAACCTATTGCATTATCTGCTTTGGAAAAAGAGTTTGATGACATTGTAGAGCCTGGTAATAAGTTTGTATTACATGACAAATTACCGTTTGGTGCAAGTCCGGATGGATATTATGATGGCAATGTTATTGAAATAAAATGTCCATACTCTCAGGAGGTATATAAAGAGATACCTGAACGCTATTACTTTCAAATGCAAATGCAAATGGAAGTATGTAAAACTAATTATGCGTATTTCTATGTATGGACACCAAATGAAACAAAATTACAAGTAGTAAACAGAAGTAAGGAATGGCTTGAATGGTATACGCCATTAGCACTAGAGTTTATAAAATATGTTGAAGATGACATAGAGCCTAAACGCTGGACTAAGAAACCAATTTTTAATAAGGAGTAAAGTATGGCACAGTACGATAATACAAACACTTTTGCATTATTTAAGAACGATCAAGGTGACAATCCTAAACGACCAAACTATACAGGCAATATGAATGTAGACGGTATTGAATTTAGAATTAGTGGCTGGATAAGAGAAAGTGCTAATGGTAAGTTTATTTCAGGTACAGTTCAATTAAAAGAACCTAAAGCTGAAACAAGAAGTGGACCTGCTGTTGAAGGTGCAGATGAGGATGTTCCTTTCTAGGAGCATCCCCATTGCTAAGTATACTTTACATCCGTTTTCATTCAAATCATTGATTTATATGAAAAAAGTGAAAACAATTTGCATGAAACTTTAATAAAGTAATATATGTTACTTGTTCATTACGTACATAGTTACTTCAAAGCCAAAACGCATTTCTGTAGCTGCTGGAGTTGTCCACATGATAAGTGTCCTTTTAAAATGTTAATTAAATGTTGCAATTATATTATCTCACACAATTAAAAAATTGATATAAAGAAAACCATGAGAAATGCCTAATATATTATTAAGTTTAGAGTCTAAAAAATCGTTAAGAAATGAATTAGTATCCACACCTGAAGGAAGGTTATTTGTTGCTATATTAACTCATGCACTACTTGACGTTATAGAAAATAGGGACTACCATACTAGGCGTACAGCATTGAACTGGTTTTTAGTTAAACATAACCCTATGCGAGACTTTTGTTTACTTCTTGCTGAAATTGATAGAGAATACGTTATACGTATGATAAAAGATAAAGTAGGTATGACAGAATACGAAAAATTAAATGGACATTAATACATTAGACTTACACATGAGTTGTTATTCTCATGCTGCTTATCATGAAGCAAGTACACAACAAGAAATTATTGCTGTAATGAACGTAATACGTCAAAGGATTAAAGCAGGTTATGGTAAGGACTCGTGCGAAGTTGTATACGCTAATGGTCAATTCCAAGGTGTGACAGATGAAAACCATGATGAAGTAGATATGAAACGTTTTCTTAATATTAAACTATTAGCTATAGATGTTATTCATAGAAACCGTTATAACAACCCAGTGCCAAAAAAACTACATTTTTATGATGACAGTATTGGTACTCCGGTAGGATGGAAAAACTGCAATATTAAAATAGGAAGGTTGGTGTTTTGTGACTAAACAAGAGGTTGTTGCGTGGTTATATGAAGAATTTGATACTAGGTCAGGTGAATTAATTAAGTCTTATTTGTGGTCATTTCATCCTAAAGAATTATCGTATTTAAACGACTTAAAAGGATCAACACACCATATTAAAATAACACCACTTATTAGAACAACACCAATTGAAGAATATAAGTCTATGAATAAATATGACTCAAAAAGATTAGTAGAGGCAAATAATGGACTCTAAATATGAAGGCAATGGATATTTAATTATTGGTGCTATTATTGGTTCTTTAATTACATGGTCAATTATGTCATATAATTCCAATATAAAAAAATATAATATGAATTTAAAATGTATTCAAGGTGAGTTATACGAAGAAATTAAACCACATCTTTATGCTAAAAGTCATTTGGAATGTTTTGAGGAGACAAGACTATAATGTATACAGTATTAGATGATATAAAAAAAGCAGAACAAGTTAAAGCGTATATGGAAGCCAACCCAAATGCTATTCGTAAATTTATTTATTTAGAATGTAATTTAACCAAATATAGGGCTAAGATGCTAGAAGCTCAAGGTCTTATTAAACTGCCATTACCATTGACTCCAAAACAGTCTTTGATGAAGGCACGCAAGAAGTCATCAATGTTGTTTTATTTATAGGAGGAAGTATGGATAACGTGAACCATCCAAAGCATTACAATGTAGGCGGTATTGAAGCAATTGATATTATTGAAAGTCGTTTAACTAGAGAAGAATTTATTGGGTATATTAAAGGATGTAAGATGAAGTATGACTTACGTTACCCATTTAAAGGTAAACTAGAAGAAGACTTAGCTAAGTCAGAATGGTATAAAAATAAACTTATTGAAATTTTACGTCAAGAAGAAGTTGATGTTCCACCAGAACTAGAAGCTCAATTACAGAGATTTGATGATGAGTAAAATATATTGGATATTTGGACTTGTGATGGTTGCATTAGCAATATTTGGAACAGAAAAAGCTTTTAGTCAGCAGACCACTATACTTGCACCAGATGGCTCTGTAACTATTTGCCAAGTAGGATCTAATGGAATAGTTATTTGTGTCTGAGTTAGGGATGAGAAATAGCCAAGCTATTCATGTAGACTTTGGCTTTTTTAAAGGTGCAATACCTAGCCATCCATTTATCACTCCATCTAATATTGATATGATATTAGAAACAAATAACCATATATTATTAGGTGAATGGAAAAGAGATGGTGAAGAAATATCTAAGGGTCAAAAGGTATTGTTACAAAGACTTTCTTTATTACCTAAATTTACTATATTAGTAATATATGGATATAGTAATGACAAAGAGCGTCACATAGATAATTTTTATAAACTAGATAATGATATATTAAGAAAGCAAGGTAATGGTGAAATACAGCTTAAGGAATATGTTAATAATTGGTTTATAAAAGCAAATGAAGATAGGCAATATATATTTAATCGTCCAATGCAGGAACTTCAGAGTTAATAGAGTCACAAGCAATTTCAATATAAGTATCGTCATCTAACTCTAGTATAAGCACGCTATCTGAGTAGTGTGCTTCTGCTACCACAATAGTTTTACCTACTATGTGTTCGCATAATTCCATAATGTTCATAATTTTCCTTACATGCTGATAACTTGCTCTTGTTGTAACTTCTCTGACTTGACTGACTTGCTCCATGAACCGCACTCCATACATTGATAGCGTTGGTATTTTCTTGTAGTAGTAACTGCAAAACCACGTTTATTTAATTTACGTGAAGCGCAATTTGGACAGCATAAACTTGTAGAATAAGCATTATGGTTTGGATGTGACTTGATCCATCCTTTAAACTTATCGTATACTTTTTCTAACAATACCACGTCATTCTTATTGTATTCTTCCATGCGTTTCCATGCTTTACGGTCACCATTCATACACTTTAACCATAACTCATGACCTTCATGGTCAGTCTTCTTACCTAGTCCTAGACGTTGTGCTACATAGTCTAGTTTATTTGAAACAAACCTAAATTTAGTTCTTGCTGTTTGCAATAGGTCTATATGCTTGGATGGGCTTGGAGGAGGCATATTCTCTTCTAGGAACTCTTTATGTAGCATTGGAATATCAAACCTATTTCCATTGTAATGAACAATAGCGTCTGCTTCATCCATCATCTTATGTACATCTAATAACATTTGTTTTTTAGATGATTTATGTACAGAGTTAAAATACATCTTAGGTTCACCATACCATTTAGCTGCGTAACACATAATGTATGATGACTCTAGTAATTGGTTTAGTGAAATATTCTGTTGCCAGATACCCCACACAGTTGCTAAGTTTGGTGCTACTTCTAAGTCAATAAGTAATATGCGCATAGTATTCTCTAGTGTTGAGATACTATATTATAACCCTAAGAATAGCTTTCGTTCATCTAATCTTCTGTTTTGTAAGCCTTTTAATATTTTACCACCAGCTCTACAATATTTAACTAACGACTCCATAGCCGCTTCTTTATCGCCACGAAGCAACGCTTGACGGATGGTTGAACGCTGAAAGCATCCAAGACCCAAATTAAAGCAAAAGCTAACAAGAGCGTCAAACTCGTGTTGTCTAAGAGGCACGTTAGGTAACATCTTAAGTACTCCACGTTCAAAGCGATTGAGGTCTCGTTTAAGAATTGCATTTATTTCCTCGTTAGTAAAAGTTCTGTTCCATTCAGGTGGCAATATTTTACCATCACCTATCAAATGACCAATTCCCACTGTCCAAAGTTTTGCCGGACACTGGTATGGTTTATTTCTAACACCTTCATGATGACGTAGTAACTT